TATTATTAGGAAATAAAGTCAAGTATCCTATTCTGTTTGGGTTATGAAAAGCATCTAGAAAATCTACTCCGTTTGGACCTACTTCAAGAACTGACGGATGATAATAACTTGTAGCCGTGTCTTTCGCATTAATACTTACGTGAAATCCATATAACGTACGGCTATGATGACTATGTGAGTGTAACTGCATTCCTTCTCCCTGTCGTATTACATTGAACCAAGACTTTGCATACAGGGATTTCGTCCAATCTGAATTACCAGAAACATCAAAAACAGTTTTCATACCTTCGAAAATTGCGGTTTTCAATCGTTCTACGAGATGAAACTCAAACTCTAGTAGATTAAAATATTGAAATCGTGATGTTATGGCGTCTGGTCCTAAACCAGTACGTCCAGACCCTCTTAGACCGGGGCTAAATTTGTTCTTTAGAATTATTTCTTGGTCTAATAGATAATCATTCCACTCTTTGCATTCTTCCTCAGAAAATATTTTCTTATCTGTAAGATAGTAAGCATAATCATCGGCAAAGGGAGTTTCAGGAGGTTCAGATTTCCATCCATATACATTCGTTCCGTCTGCTAGTTCTTCTTCAATTTTAATCATTTCTGCAGGCCGTACAAATAGATATTTGTTCCATAATATATTCCTTATGTATCGTTTAATATTTGACCCCTATATTATATTTGGGTATTAGTTGCCAATCTGGCTTTTCTTTAAACGATATAATTTTAAACTGTCCCACATTACCCATAGGAGTTAATGCGTCAGGTTTAACTATTGTCAATAGACTCCACTCTTGGAGTAATTGTATAATTGCATTTCTTCTTTCTATGTCGACCTTTGTTAAGTTAGTCGGCTTCCCGTCTAGGGCAAATAATTCTTTAAAGTGAACAATATAATATTGTCCTTGCTTATGAAGAATATGAGTTGATTGGTAAAGGATTTTATCTCTATTTGATGCAACACCCATTCGGGTAAGGGTTTCTTTAATCTTTAAAAAATCATCGTCCTCTTTGAAGGTAATCTCTACCATATCCGAGGGTTGCCAATCTACCAGTTCTTCATTGTGTCGTCCTTGTGGTTGCATTATCAGTACCGCCTTTTGAGAATCTGAGGCGTATTTCCTCAATTTCTGATTCGGAGAGAAGGTCTAAAACTTCCCGAGCCCTTTGTTCATTATAATTATAATACTCTTTGATGAGTTCAAGATTCGCTGATGGTCCTGTTGCTTTGGCCCATTTAGACCAGCGTTTCTTCTTCCTTAGACTATTTATAAAATAGTCGTATTGAAGCAAAGGGTCTAACTGATAGTGGATATTCATTTCATTTGCGTACAAAACTGTATCAACATTCATACTCAAGGCACGATTAATGATGAAGGAATTTCTTCCGAATTCTGCCTCATCCATATCACCCGTGCGGACTAAATTCGTATGTCCGTAGTTGATATCGGGTAGTATTTCTTTAAATAAATCAGCCATTAGGGTTTTCTTTCCAGATACCCATATCTTCTACTTGTTCTTGTTCAGCCTTCTTCTCTTCAAAAAGAGTTGTTAAGTCGGCACAACCAGTGATACTAATCGCTGACAGTATTACTATAAATCCAAATATCTTTAACATAATATACCTCATTGTTAGCCTATTTTAGGCGGTGATTGGTCTGTATTAATGTTTAAGAATGGTGCTTTCAAAGGTTGTAGTGGCGCCAATTTACCACAAAAGATAGTGTCAAGCAAATTTTCAACAGTCTCTTTAGGCGCTTGACCTGATGGATGTTGTACGCACCAACCATCTCTAAAGAAGTATGTTACTGGGTGAGCACCGACAGGAAATGTCAGAGGCTCGTTGATTTGATAAAACTCAATTTCATCATATTTTGGATTAGCAGAAATTGGTTTCAATATGTCAGGCAGAAAAACGTCACAAACTGGGCAAGTAGCCTTTACGTGGACAAATACAACTTTGCCACCTCTTGCGGCAATCTTTCTTGCCTTCTTTTCAGTTACTACTGGGAATACATCTTTCATACTTTTGTCTCCTTCACAAAGGTTCCTCCAGAGGTCAAATGTCCTCTTCGGTCTTTAATCTCATTATACGCCCCTTCAACACATTTGTCAAATGATATTTTTCTCACCTTACAAACGCCTCGCAGAGTTACATATATGTCGCCAATGGCATCCATAATCTCCTCACAATTGTCGTGGTTTATAGCATCAAGCAACTCGGTAGTTTCCTCAAGAGTCTTAATCGCTTGACCCATTACCTTTCCATTCTCGGTAATGCCTCTGTCGTCTAACCACTGGTCAATCTTTTCGTGAACGGTTGTTTGGCTTCCCAATGAATCCATTATGAATCACTCCTTACATTATCATCTTCTATAACAAAACTGGAAGCACCCAAGGTAAGACCGATGGTATCTTCCGCGTGTTCTTTCGGTACTGTACTCTTTAAACTTTGTCTGCCCTTAGCCTGCGCCTCTTTACGTTTAAGTTCGGAACGACTAAGAGAGATTTTTTTCTGTCCTATAGGCTTCATTTCCATTCTACCTCTACCATCACTTCAGTTAAGAAAGCGACTAGGTTAATTTCAGCATCCTGGACGAATGCCTGTTTATATTGATAGTCTGCAATGAGCAAAACTACCTGTGGAATACTACTCGGTGCCATAAACTTGTGCATCTGGTCATAAATCTGGCGATAGATGGCAACTGGGTCTGTGTCAATATGGTCAACAACCCATTGTCTCACATTAGTAAAGTTTTTATCCTTTAACATCGCCATCAAACTATCGATATTGGCTTCACCTATCCGTGCTAGAATGCCATTATCAACAACCCCACCTGCTGAATATCTCTGGAGTTCGTTTAGTGTCCTACGCATATCAGGAAAGTGGCGTTTGATTAATTCAGCCAAAGCAGGCTTACTCTCAATCTTAACACCTTCCGTATCAAGGATACCAATAATTCGATTCATAAACTCGCCCATCAGAGGTGGCAATTCTTTCTTGCCGACTCTAAAATCTATGTAAGTTGTGCGAGAGTGAATCGGTTCAATAATCTTATCCTTGAAATTACAAGTTAAGATGAACCTTACATTCTTGGAGAAATGCTCTATAAAGCCACGCAGAGCGGGTTGAAACGATTGTGGATTAAGGTAATCCGCTTCGTCTAATATAACACACTTCTTCCCACCATCAAAGGAGACAGTAGAGGCGAAGGTGGATATATCATTCCGCAACGTGTCGATATTTCTATCAAGTGACCCATTGATAACTAACGTGGTATAGCCAAGTTCTTCACAAAGGGCTTTCGCAACAGTTGTTTTACCTGTTCCTGCTGAACCACTTAACAAGAGATTCGGCATATCACCGTTTGCTAAGAACTCCCTAAATGTATCCTTCAGAGAATCTGGGAGAATACATTCATCAATTTTCTTTGGGCGATATTTTTCTACCCACAGAAAATCTTTATTCATAAGTCGAGTCCTGTTCAAGGGCAATCCAATAAATGAGTTTACCATCTGAAGAGGTTAATTTTGAAATCTTCTTAGATGAAATTTCAACATCATAATCGCCTGGTAGCATCTTCATACGTTCAGTCAAAAAGTAAAATTTGAAATCTGTATCAGATTCGCCACCGATATAAGAACCTACTTCAACACTGAATGTGTTTGAGGTATCGTTTCTCTTATCGAGAACTTCAGCAACGACCTTGCTTGGGTCGTCCTTGCCTCTTCGGATAACTAAATCGGGAACTGCTAATGTGCCAGTTGCTCGTTGAAGTTTATCTAAAGTCGCGGCAGTCAATTTGAATTTGACCTCGCTAGAAGGCATCTCAATCTTTGAGGTGGGATATACGATGATTTCCTTATCGGCAAACCAATATTGAGTTACCGATAACTTGTCGGTGATGGTAGCACATTGCTCACCAAATTCAACTTCTGGGTCATCGAATAATGACAGAGTGGAAAGAAATTCGTTAAGGTCATATATCGCAAAATCTTCACCGTTTGAAGATTTAAAGGTCTCGGCTACCGTTGCAGAAGCCAAGACGTTCTTTTGTACAGATACGGTGTTCAGTTCATTACCCTCTGTAAAGAGTATCGACTGATTGATTGAGGCAAAATTCTTTAATACCTCAAGCGTTTGTTCACTTAATTTCATAATATACTTCTCCATTCAATTTTGTTATGACTATTATACAAGGAAACACCAGACGTGTCAAGTCTTATTTGTAACTTTCTTGTTTTTCTTGTGGATTAAAGACTAAAGACTTCATTCCGTATTTTAAGCCATTGTTCCTTCTATTCGGTTGCGTGTGTACGCCCGGCTTACTATAACATCCAAGGACGTGGTCACATTCAACCCATTCCAGGTCGGCCGTGTTGCTGTAATCTTCTTTAAAATTTTGGACCTTTCTGTACTGCTGGATTGGGTCCTCGGTGGTGCATATATCACCCTTCTTCGAGGCATTCTGGCAATGTACAACTGTCGGATGTGCTTGAACAAACTCATATGGTCCTTTGTCGAACCACTGAGGATTTAAAACGGCTAAATAAAATCCTGCGATTGCTCCTATAATTTCCATTATTTTATTTCTTCTTCTAAGATTCCCTCTGAGGTGTAATTAGCCTCACCTTGAGGTACGGTTTCTACTGCTCGGCCATATTTTGAGTTAGCCAGTTCCAGGTCGGCTGTGGCCTGGGCCGTGATAGTGGCCACCAGTTCTTGCTTTCTCTCAAAGGCTATGGCTAAAATTAAATAGTGTATCGCCTTAATAAGGTCTAATTCATTCTTGCCCTTTTTCTTTCCGTAACGCATCAGGTATTTTATGGCGTTATCGATAGAGGTTGTTGCAAGGGTTCCTCTATATGCAAATACATCAATAGTTTGGATGTCGTTTTGGTCGTTGGTATAATGTGATTTGTATGTCGATTTTAGATGTTCCACCAACTCTTCCAATACAGGTCCTTCTCCATATTTCCAATCAAAAATATCCCTATTAGAGTGATTACACTTTTCTTGTATATTACTCATTCAATGCCTCCGTAATAGAATTTTTATCGAACCCTAGCCTGGACATTTCATCCACAAACTTATCTTGGTCCCAAGCACCGTATTCAAACATTTGGAGGGCTTTATCTACTTTGCGGTCCCAAAACTCTCTAACTGGTGCGACTGTCATTTTGCTATCCTTCTA